AACCAGATGAGGTTGTTTTCTTAAAATATCCTAATCCATTGAAACCATTAAGAGGATTAGGAACTTTAGAAGCAGCGGCTCGAACAGTAGATGTAGATAATTATTCTGAAGAATGGAATTGGCGTTTCTTTAAACAAAATGCTACTCCAAATGCTATTTTGACTGTTCCTAATAAGCAGATGACTAGTGAACAAAAGAATAAGTTGAAAGCTAGTATTAAAAGAAGTTATGAAGGAATAGATAAAGCTCATCAAATTATGGTTTTATTTGGTGATATGGAATTGGAAAAATTTGGTTTCAGCCAACAAGAAATGGGTTTTGAGGCACAGCAAAAAATGACAAGGGATAAAATACTTGGAATATTTCGAGTTCCTAAAGCTATTGTTTCACAGACAGAAGGAACTAATTTTGCTTCAGCTAAAGTTGCTAATTATGTATTTGCTAGATGGACAATACAACCAAAGATGGAAAGACTTATTCAACAATTAAATGAATTTTTGGTTCCGATGTTTCCTGATGGAGAAAATTTATTTCTAGATTATGAAAATCCAATTCCTGCTGATGAGGAAGCTAAATTAAATTATTATTCAAAAGCAATAGAGGCTGGTTGGATGTCTATTAATGAAATTAGAGCAAAAGAGGGACTAGCTCCATTAAATACTGGTGGTGATAGTATTTATAAACCTTTAAGTCTTGTTCCTATTGGTAGTACACCTGAACAAAAAACTAAATCTTTTGAGCCATCTCGTTTAACTCATTTACACGCTAGGACTAAACTTGAGAGAGAAGCTGAAAAGAAAACAAAGGAAATATTAGAAAAAACAAAACAAAAGACAAAGCAAGATATAATGAAAGGTTTAATCCTTAAAAAAGATTTAAAAAAAGGACTTAAAGATGAAATCAAAAAAGAAATCGACAACTATACAAATGACGAAAGCTCAGAAGGAAAGATTTTGGCAGATAATGTTCAGGATAATGGAAGGATATACAGAGCCATTGAAAAAGGCAATGGTAAAGATATTCGAGGAACAGGAGAAGATAATACTAAAGAGATTAAGGAGTCAGAAGGCGATAAAAGCGATTAATATTGATGCTGTTTTATTAAGAGAAAGAGAAGAAATTAAAAAGACATTACCAATCGTAATGCCAGTATTGGCTAGTATATTTGAAGATAGTGAAGATGAAGCTTATGCTTTATTAGGAGTTGATTTAGTAGGAGATGCTACTACTCCTGAGACTATTGAACTTTTAAAAGATAATACAAGGAAATTTTCAAAATCAGTAACGATAACTACGAATGAAATTATAAGAAAACAACTTATTGAAGGAACTAAAAAAAATGAAACGATAAGTGAAATATCGAATAGAATAGAAGATACTTTTACAGGGATTAAAAAAACTAAAGCTGATTTAATAGCAAGGACTGAAAGTGCTAGAATTGCTGGCGCAGGAACAGAACAAGCATTTATTGATTCAGGTGTAGTAGAAGGAAAACAATGGGTAGCAGAACCAACGGCTTGTGAATTTTGTTCGGCTTTAGATGGAGTTACAGCATCACTTGGTGAGAATTTCTATAATAAAGGAGATACTATAACAGGGGTTGATGGTGGTACTTATACATTTGATTATGATGAATTGCCTTATCAACCAGTTCACCCTAATTGTAGATGTAGTATAGTTCCAATTTTAATAAAAACTTAATCATATAATATGCTTGTGGGGTGTCAACCCTATTCGGCTAATAGCTGAAGGCAAGCAATATAATTTAGGCTAGTTAGAGGCAAAGCCTTAAAATAAAAAATCTATGAAAGAAAAAAAATTAAAACACATAGAAGCGTTGACTGAAGTAAAAGATGGCAATCTCCTTGCTATTGCGTCTACTGAAACTGAAGATAGGGTTGGTGATTCATTAAAGGCAGAGGATTGGAATCTTAGAAACTTCAAAAAAAATCCTGTTTTACAAGCAGGTCACGATTATAAACCTGAATATACTATTGGTAAAGCTGAGAATATAAGAGTTGATGAAAAAAATAGATTGGTATTTACACCAATTTTTCACGGAATTACTGAATTAAGTAAACAACTTAAAGAAATGTATGTTAATGGTTGGTTAAAGGCGTGGAGTGTTGGTTATGTGCCAAAAATGGAAGAAGAAGTTGAAGGTAAAGCACAAAAGAAATCTCTTAATGAATTATTAGAAATATCAGCGGTTGCTGTTCCAGCCAATCCAGAAGCATTAACTATGGTTCAGAAAGGAATGAAAGAAGCAGAAAAAGAAGTTGATGAAGAAAAGCAAAAAGAAATTGAGAAATGGGTTAAAGAAGAAAAATGTGAAGATTGTGGTGAAGAAAAAGTTGATGAAGAAGAAATAGATGAAGAAGTAGAGAAAGTAGAAGCTAAATCTGAAGAAGAATCGACCGAAGCTACCGAGGAAACTCAAGAGGTAGTGGACGAATCTTCTGAAGATAAAGAAGAAGTAAAAGAAAAAACTGAAAAACAAACTTATAATTGTGAATGTATTGAATGTGGGCATACAATTCAAACTGACCAACATTGTGTTGATTTGAAATGTCCAAAATGTGGTGGTGAAATGAGGAGAGCAGAAAGACCTGGACAAGGACGAGGAGTAGAAGAAGCAAAAAATAAAGTTGTTATTTCTTATTCAGTTCACGGAGATGGAGCTAAGGCGTCTGAAGATGAGGCTTGGGACGCTGGTGCTGAAGTTAAAAAAGCAGTTGGAGATGCTACTAAGCTAAAGAAAATGCACACTTGGGTTGATACTTCAGATGAAAATTATAATGCCGAAGAAAGGAAGTGGTATAAACTCCCTCATCATAAAGGAGATGGTTCGCAAGCAGTTGTATGGAGAGGTGTAGCCGCCGCTATGGGTGCTTTACTTGGTGCTCGTGGTGGTGTTGACTTACCAGATAATGATAAGAAGGGTGTATATGACCATCTTGCTAAACATTACAAACAGTTTGATAAGGAAGCTCCTGAACTTAGAAATTATACTGCACAAGAGCTTATTAAATTATCATTAGACGAAGGAATAATTTGTCTTTCGGTTGATGATACGATTAATAAAGTTATCGAAAAACTTGTTGAAGCTAGAGAAAAAGAAGGCAGGGTATTATCTAGTAAAAATAAAAAAATAGTTAATGATGCCATTATGGCAACTAAACAAGCCGTTACCGCTCTGGAGAAACTTCTGGACGCTACACAGGTTGAGAAACCTGTTGAGCCGAAAAACCAGACTCCAAAGAAGTTGAAAGGTGATGACGATGTTAAAAGTCGAATCTCAAGACGCACCCGAAATTGTATTACCAGCGACTTAGTCGTTGATAAAGTTTCGCAGAGAGTCTTGAAAGTACTTGTTGCTAATGCAAGTGCTACCCTTAATAAAGCTAAAGTTAGCAGAAAGAAAAAATAAAAGATGAAAAAAATTGTGAAAGTAGGTAATAAGATTTTTACAGTTGATGACGAAGGTAAAACAGAAGAAGTAGAGCAAGAAAAAGAGGAAGAAACAACTGAAGAAAAAGAAGAAGAAACTTCTGAAGATGAGGAAGCTACTGAGGAAGCTGAAGAAGCTACCGAAGAAGCTACTGAAGAAGCTGAAGAAGAAGATGAGGAAAAATTAGATGAAAAGGTTGACGAAGCCGCTGAAAAAATAATGGCTAAACTCGACCCAGAAGCTATTAAAGAGAAGGTTCTTAAATCTTTGAAAAAAGAGCAAGAAGCTTCAGATAAAAAAGTAGCTAGTCTAATTGACCTTGAGAAATTAATGAAAAAGGATGTATCAGAAATGACCGCAAAGGAAAAAATCGTTGGTTTTTTCCAAGCTATGGTCAGAGCAGACCACGCAGCTCTAAAATCTTTATCAGAAGGTACTGCTTCTGAAGGTGGTTACTTATTTCCTGATGAATTTCGAGCAGAAATTATTCGAGATTTAGAAGAAATGCCTCATATGAGGTCAAGAGTAACTGTTATCCCAATGAAGCGTGATGTGATGAAGATTCCTGGTCTTGTAGATGGTCCTAAAGTCTACTGGACTGATGAGCGTGCCGCGAAATCCACTAATTATAATGGCTATAAGTTATGTACAAAACTTATAGAAAAGACGGTGAATTGCTGGGAAGCCCTTATGAGGGTAATCAGCAGGCAAGCTATTCAAGCAATTGGATAGAAGCTTCAACGACTAGAGCCCGAGTCCTTATGGGACAGTAATGGCTCCACGAGTGCCGTCCCCCTGTACATTGACAACTTCGTATATACTAACAAATTGGACTGTTGTGGATAACTGATTTGATTTATCTGTCCATTTCATTTATAATAATAATATATGGGCAGTTTAATAGATAAAAGAATAATTGTTAAAAGGTATAAACCTAAAGGAAAAAGGGTATTTAGATACGTGATGAAATGTTTATATTGTGGTAAAAACTTTGAGATTTTACCGAGAGATTATAATAGGGGTAGAGGAATTTATTGTAACGATAAGTGTAATAGAAAAAGAAAAAGTGGTAAATATAATGGTAGATGGAAGAATGGAACTAGAACTAGTTGGGGTCGTAAATTAATTAATAAAAGTTTGACTCCAAAAGAATATCATTATCTTGCAAGAAAAAGTGGTTATATTCCTGAACATAGATTAGTAGCCGCTAAGAAATACAAAAGAAGATTGACGAGTAAAGATATAGTCCATCATCTTAATGGAATTAGAAGTGATAATAGACCTGAAAATCTTGTAATAGTTAATAATCAAAATCACGAGAAACATACTTTTGAATTAAAATTACAAGAGAGGATTAGAGAGTTAGAAAAAAAATTGAAGTAGATAAAAATTAAATTTAAGTATATACGAAGTAGTAAACAAAACTACTTCTTTTGTTTACAAGGGGATGATATAGTCTGAACACCAGCTATAAATAAAACTGGTGAAATAGAGGATAAAGAGCCTCTATGATAACATAATTGTACTACTGCTACTTATACCGAGCATACTCTAACAGCTTATAAATGTGCAGCAATTCTTTATGCAACTGATGAGTTGATTGAAGATTGCGATACGATTGATATCGTACAGCATATTAT